TCATTCAGGAATTCTGCTGATGCTATATTATTTATTTTAAAAAATATAAAGCCGGCAGTACATGGGCTCGGAGAGATAGATAAACCGACTAGATTAAATATTGTTGGAGATAAACAAATAAGCAATATGGAATTGGTCGACATTATCGCTGAACTGATGGGAAAAAAAGCTAAAACTGAATTAGTATTCTTTCATGATGACAACCCAGGGCATGATTTACATTACGGTTTAGATGGTTCAAAAATGAAAGAGTTGGGGTGGAAATCTCCAATATCTTTTGAAGAAAGTATGGAAAATACTATTAAATGGCAACAGCGAAATCCTGAGTGGATGAGGTAGCTATTGACAATGTCGCTGGCGACAGAGTATACTAAATATATGTCACAAACAAGAGGATGGAAAGAGGCAAAATATCAAACCATTTTTAATCAGTATTTGAGAGAGAAGAAAATGCACGGGTTTTTCGAACTAAAATATACTGAGTCAGAAACTTTCCCGTTCGCTAAAATAGAAACTGTCCAATGGGAAGGATTGCAGGCAACTGAAAAGAATGGATTAGTTTGGAAACTGTCAGATGAAGACCAAAGACAAAAGCCTTGTGATTGTTTAAGCATTCCTCCGCTACCTTCTTATTTGGTCATAAAATTCAAAGATGGATTTTATGTCATAAGATTTAAAAAGATAATTGATTTGCGAGATGAAGGTAAAATATCTATCAGTCGAGTAGATATAGAAAAAATAGCAGAAAAAATAATTAAAATTTGAAACCGTAAGGTTTTAAAAAACTAATATCAATAATATGAAAAGGATATGTGCTTCTATGATTAGAATAAATACTAGGGTTACCCCAGAACAGCATAAATTTATTAAAGAGGAAGCTAAAAATAAAAGCAGAACAGAAGGAGAAATTTTTAGGTTAGCTCTTGATATTTATATGAATCAAAAATTATTCAATAAAATAAAATAATATGTCACCATATGAAGAATATGCTGTCTTAGATTCTAAAATCAGGGCTTTGATTATTGAAAAAGACAAATTGAAAGCCGATATTATAGATGATATGATGGCAAAAGGAGAAGACAAAAAAAGCACTGCAGTAGGTAATTTCACCGTTGCTATACTTAAGACCTGGACTTATAGCCCGATTGTCGCACAATTAGAAGACGATTATAAAACCCGTAAAGCAATCGAAGAAAGCAATGGAGATGCTTCATTTATCGAAAAGCCGTCATTACGATTTATTCAAGTAAAATTATAAAATATATGAAAAAAGAAAAAAAGTTAGTATCTAAGCCCAAAACAACAGTTACTATGATTGAATATAGTATCAAAATGGTTATCCCAACTGGGGCTTATGCAAATATTCAGCCCGAAATAAAAGTCACAGCCGCAACTCCAGAAGAAGCTCATGATTATATCGCTCCTCATATGAACAAGATGTGGAAAGAATACTTTATGGTGAATGAAAGAGTTAATGAAGTTGCTCTGGCACAACAAGATTCTAAAGTATGTCCAATTTCGACCATGCCACATGGAACCCCTGGAACCCCTGGAACCCCTGGAACCCCTGGAACCCCTGGAACCCCTGGAACTCCTTTTAAATCTTCTAGGCATTCTGAACCGACTTTGCCACAAAGTCATATTGGTCCAAGTGGACCAGTTTCTCCAAATAGACCAATCTCCGCTCCTATGGAATCCTCTCCTGCTAGCAATGTAGCGGTTATTAAAGCAACTCAGGCTATTGAATCGTGCATGAGCCTTGAAGCCTTAGAGCTGATTAAAAACCAAGTTGAACTATCTGTTAAACTGACAAAAGAAGAGAAACCAAAACTAAGAATGATGATAGTAGAAAAATTCAATGAATTGAACGCAGATGCGTTTATAAAAAAGAATGGCGGATAAATTAATCCTTCCTCGCAATCATTTGTCTGCAAGCCAAATGGAATGTTTTATAAAAAGTCCAGGACGCTATAGAAAAGAATACTTTGAGAATGGACCAAGGCTTACTTCAAAATATCTATCTTTTGGAAAGAAGGTCCATGAGCTGATTGAAAATGATAAGTATAAAGAACTGTTGCCGGATTTAGTAGTATACGATGTCAGGGAGTTAGAAATAAAATGTGATGTTTTGGGAGTTCCTACCCTTTCCTATATTGATTCTTACGACCCGATTAATAATGTTTTTAGGGACACCAAAACAGGGATAGTCCCTTGGGACAGAGTAAGAGTTATCAAGCTTAATCAATTGCTCTTCTATGCCGTTGCTTTAAAACATAGCATCGGTAAAACTCCAGAGTATTGCCATCTTGATTGGATTGAAACTAAAGAAAGTAAAACAGAGGCTGAGGTTGATGACTTTTGGAGGACCAACGAAACTGAACTTAATATCACCGGCAGATTGTTAACCTTCCAACGTAATTTTAATGAAAAAGAGTTAGAGCGAATGGAAAACCTTATTCTAAAAACGGCTGAAAATATAAGTGAAGCATACCAATTATTCTTAAAAGAAATATAATTATGAAAAAAAAGAAAAAAGAATACAGAATACAAGTTAGTGGAATAACTAAAACGAATAAGCCAATTTTAATTAACAAAACTTTTAGTTCCAAAGAGGAAGCCGAAAAATGGGGAAAATGGAATTATAAAGGGAGAACAAATTTTAAGATTGTTAAGCTATCTTCCTCCCCCCCCCCAAAAAAAAGAGTTAAAAATATTAAATAAATAAAAGAATATGATGAATAAAGAAGAAAAATGGTTAATAGTTGAGTTAGCCAAACAAATGGCTGAACTGAAAGAAATGCAATGTGGAAATAGTGGGCTCAATTGGTATAACCAGCTATTAATAGATTATCCATTTTTAGTAATAAAAGAAGATTAACCCCTCTTAGGGTATAGATATTAGATGAGGGGGTTGATGGGGGAGGGGTACAAAATTCTATGGAGAACAAGACAACCACAGAGTTATTAGACCTCTTAAATAAAATAGAAAAGAAGGCTGATAATTCAAAAGATGGTGATAAAGATTGGGATACTTTTGGAGATGTTTTCTCAGAATTACGAAAGCGAGAACCATTCAAAAGAATAATCGGAGAAAAAGATTATGACAATGACGAGCCTTCGTTAGAAGAAAAGGTTGAAAAATTAGAAGAGGAAATAAAACTCCTCAAACGGCACAAACACGATGGAAACAACGGAGATGTGCTTATAAGAATATAAATTAAATCAACCCTTCCCCACCAGCCCCCTTATAGATATTAGATTTAATACTTATGTTAGAACTAAATAAAATATATTGTGATGACTGCTTAAAGGTGATGAAACAAATCCCTGATAAGAGTATAGATATGGTTTTTACTTCTGTCCCATTCAAAGATGAAGATGTTGATGGAGATTATTGGCAAGAATATGATAAATGGTTTTTAGAAATGAACAGAATTTGTAAAAAAGTATTAATTATAATTCATTCAGCAACAAAATTAAACTATCTTATTTCAAAATATCCACCTAAAAGGTTAATGATTTGGGGCAAGGGATTTAGTCAATATTCTTATAGGTTTAATCCAATTTTACTTTATCAAATTAGTGATGATTATAAAATAAATAAATATATTTGGTCTGATATATTTGGAGTTCAAAGTGTAAATGGGAAGGGAAAAGAACATAAATATCAAGACCCACTTATTCTATACAATTTGATAATAAAAATGTTCAAAGATTGCGACACAATCCTTGACCCCTTTCTCGGCTCTGGCACAACCTGTGTGGCGGCGAAACAACTTAAAAGAAATTTTATAGGAATTGAGATAAGTGAGAAATATTGTAAAATTGCGGAACAACGACTTCGGCAGAATATACTAATTTAGATATTAGATTTAATACTTTTAATAAATAAGAATATGAAGAAACCAATTTGTGAATTTTGCGGAGAATATACAAAGTGCAGTTGCAGATTTGAGCAATGTGCATTGTGTGGAGTTTCTTATAGCAATTATGACCCAGATGAAAAGCACCAAATGTTTGAATATCGTGGAGTATTGGGTTGTTCAAAATGTATTGATGAAGTTAGAGAGAAAAGAGATTACCAAAGAAAGCAAGTTATGGAAGTTGTTAATCATTCTGTTCGTTCGCAGGCAGATGGAGAATGGCAAAATGGCGGATATAAGACAATGAAAACTGACGCTGGCGGAAGACCAATAACAAAAGTAAAAGAGCCTTTAATCTTAAAGGAATACGAAGACGGGAAACTTTAATACTTTTAATAAATAAGACTATGACATATACAATACTTTCGTGGTCAACAAGTGATGGATAGGAATACTTTATGGATAGTGAATGGCAAACTTACAGGCAACAAATAGGATGTTATAATTGCTGGGAAAGATATTATTAATAATTAAAAGATATGAATAAACAAAAAGATTATTACGCAAAATTAATTATTTATGGATTACCGACAATGAAAACAAAAGAAAAGAGGAGATTGTTAAGTTGGTTAGAAGCAAGTTTTGAGGAAATACAAAAGATGGAAATAACTGACCAACAAGGATTTTCAAAAGTTTATACAAAAAAGTTAATGAAATAATATGAAAATATCATTTAGGAATATTTATGAAAAGGTAAGAGAGGGTTTTTCAAGTAATGCAATTATTAGGTATTATAAAATACCAGAAGAACTTTTAAGAGGAAATATTATTAAATATAAAAAAACTTTAATTATAGATTTTTATATATTTGAATTAAGGTTTGATTTCTAATTTATGGACAAAATAAATGAAATAGAACTATCCCCAAAAAGTGAACGAACAAAGAATAAGTTTGTAAAAAATATGCACAAACTTGAAAAGGCGTTAGATGATAGAAAATGGGATATATTTGTAAAGCAAATGAAAGATGCAGGATTTGATACAAAGATTTTAGAGGGTTAATTTAATACTTTTAATAAATAAGACTATGGAAGAAACTGAATATCCTAAAAATGGAAAAGGAAAATTAATCAAATATAAGGGTTGGAGTTTTTCGTATTTTCTTATAGAAAATGGCAAAGAAAGACAAGTTAATTTTTTAGAATTTATTAAAGCCAAAAATGAAAGCACCAAAAATATATCCGCTTGAACCACCAGTAAATGACGATTGGAAAAAATGGAGCAAAAGAAAAAAAACCAAAAAATATCACAAAAATAACCCCCAAAATCGGGCAGATAATTATAGATTTATGTTAAAAGAAATACAAGGTAAGAATTACTAATTTAATACTTTTAATAAATATGAATTGCAGACACATTTTAGATAAGAACCATAAATACTGCGTATTGTGCGGAATGAAAGTTGTTGGTTCAACTTACCACCCAGCAGTTTCAGATTGTTGCGGTTCAACTATAAGTTTGGAAAGTAATTGTTGCCCCGAATATTTTAAATGCGACCACTGCGGGAATAAGTGCCAAATAAAACAATTTCACGATGTAAAAATAGAGTTAATTTAATACTTTTAATAAATAAGACTATGGATATACTTTTAGGAGCGAACCCAACTCATACACATAAAAAAGATTGCCCGAAATTAAGAGGCGGGAAGTGTAATTGCGACCCGGAACCTATAAAAAGAGAAAAACCAGAAACTCTAAACCAACAAATAGATAAATTAGCCAAATGGATTTTAGAAAATATGACAGAAGAACAAATAAAACAAAAAACTTCAGGAAAAATACAATCAATAAATATTTTATATAAACAATTACAAATTGAAGTATTAGCTAAACAAGTAGTTACTCAAAACGGAATAATAGAAAATGTTGTTTTTTATAATGACATGGAGAAGTATGATATAAATAAAGAAGAACCAAAAAAATGAAAAGACCAGCAATTTATGGAAATAAAACAATTCGTTTAGCACTTGAGTTCGGTCTTGTCTTCTCTGAAGTCGCTAAAGAAAGAAATGTTAAAATGACTCCTGAATTAACAGAAAGGGCAGAGAAAGTTTTTATAAATGAAATAAGAACTAATGGATTAAAGAGCACGGCTTGCCAGTTTGTTCCTCTAATACTTGCGTGTTTTGAGACATAATGTCACAATAGAATAAAAGGCTCTCGGTATTTCGCTACAATATCTGGGCTGCCTGTCTCAGATAGGCAAGAACTTATATTGATGATTCGGATACCTTGTCACCTTTATGGGACAAAAAAACACCTTCACTTCAAGATGCAATATATTTATATTTTAATCTTTGAAAGTTTAGGTGTTTTTTAATGATGAAATAATATGTCATTTATATTAACATTTTTAATTACCTTATTAGTGTTGAAATTTTGGGTAATAATTACCCTATAGTTTTATTTTCCAAAGATACTTTTATAAGAATCTTGGATGTTTTTGTTTTGCTGTCCAAAGATAGATGCTTTTCCCAAATAGGGAGAAGCTTGCTGGATTGCCTTGCCTGTTTTCCCAGAAAGCACAAATCCTTCAGTTAATAATTTTTTTCCAAATTGAGAACTTACGAATTTATTAAAAGCAACATCTCCTAATATTGCACTTAATACTGCAGAAAAACCAGTGATGTTGCCAGATACTAACATGCCGATAGCTGTTCCTAATGCAGTACCTGTCACCCCTATTTTTTGAAGATAAGCAGTTTGAGACCCACCTAATATTTTTTGTCCTTTTCCCATGGCTAATGAAAGTTTTTCTAAATCTTTGACGACTTCGTATTGTTCGGGTTTTAGTATAACTTGGAGTTTATCTTCTCCGAAATTTTTGATTTGCCTAGAAATTCCTCCTGGAGTTAAATTTTCACCTCCGATACCTTTGGCTTTACCAAATATGTCGGACAATATCTGTTGCCTAATTCCCACCATATTTTTTTCTCCTACAATAATAGCAAGGTTTTTTATGTCTTCCAATGAATCTATTTTTGGTAATAAAGAAGAAACAATCACGTCTGGTTTATCAACATTTTTAGCTATTGCCTGGATAACTCCAGAATTTATTTTTTGTATCCCTTTTTTCATAAACTCATCTGCCTTTGTAAGTGCATCAGCTAAATCGGGTCTTTGTTTTTTAAGAAGATTGAGAAATTCTTCATCAAGAGTACTTTGAATTAAAGCTAATTTTGCATTATTGCCAGTCTTTAATAACGTACCAGCCTTCAAGTCGCTTTCTATTTTTTGAAGAGTACGATTTACGTCACTAGTCGTTATATTTTTATCGCTTAAACCCTTTAACAATCCTTGGTAAGTTTTCAATTCTGGTGATGTTTCTAGTCCATAACCTTTTAGTGCTTGTTTTTCTGTTCGGATTAAATCAGTTAGCACGCTCCTAGTTTTAGGAACGTCCGCAACCATTAATCTACTCTCTAACTCTCCTAGTGTTTTTTCGTATCCTTGTATTTTTGGAGATGTTTTTATCCCGTACTCTGAGAGTTTTATTCGCTCGCTGTCAATTTTTTTATTAAGAGATTCTATCACATCTGTAATATTTGTTCCCTCAAACAATGGTGATTCTCCTTTTTTTGTTAAAGGAATACTTGCTTCATTATAAAGTTTTTTCTTTTGTTCAAAATAACTATTTTTGAAATCGTCAATGGCAGAAGATAAACTTTTCCCCAAGTCAGTTGCTGATGGTGTTTTGGATAAAACCTTATCGATTCTTTCGTTCATTTTCATATAAACATTTTCAATATTGCTTACAATTTTTTCTCCACCTATACTTTTAGCCGCTATAGCTTCAGCTCCAATAGAAACTGGAGATTTACTCATTGTTGAAATAGGTAATTGTTCTTTGGGTATGCCAATTCTTTCAGCACTAGGAATAACATCAGAAACGTAACTCTTCCCTCCTACTTTTCTGCCAGCAGTCGCTAATTCTGCTACATTTCCAGCAAGTTTTGTCACCTGAGTTATTGGGTTGATTATCTCTCCAGCAGTAGATAATATTTTTCCGGTTTCAGCTACTTTCGCTATTTTAGAAACTGTTCCTGCCTTAGTCGCTAATGCCCCTCCGCCCATTAAAACTGTTGATAAGTCTAGGGCTAGACCTGGTAAATCTTCAATAGCAGTTTTTCTAAACTTTTCAATACTACCATATCTTTCTGGAAAATAATTTTTTAAGGCATCAAATGCTAATCTATTGCTTTCTAATGTAGTCCTACCTTTTTCAGAAGCGTATTTATCATATAATTGAGCTACTCCTGGTATTTCTTGTATACCACCAGCGATAACTGTCCCTATCCCTTCGATAGTTTTAATAGGGTGTAACAAACTTGAACCTAATGATTTTCCTATATTTAAAAGTGCCCCAGGTGTATTCAATGCCATTTTACCAATATCGGTTGCTACACCTTGACCAATATCTAAAACAGGGTTACCTGTATTGCCTAGATTATCTCCAGCAGGAAACCATGCACTGCTTTGTTTGATAGTCACTGTTGGAGTAACTTTAGCACTTCTGTATTGATTTAAAAGTTCTTGCGGATTTGTTGCCGTTTTTTTCCCCGCACGATAACTATTTAGTAATGTTTGTGCATCCATGTTATTTTAATTTATCTATTTCTGCATCCGTGACTCCTTGAGACTTCAAGAAAGCTCGTTCATCCGCTGATACCGAACTGGTATTTGAGTATGCATTAACTGCATCTTGCCATGTAGTCAGATGCTTATCAATTTGTCTTAACTGTTCTTTAATTTGTCCTGGGCTCTGAGACATTTCTAACGCACCGAGAGATGCTCCTAACCATGCCCCTTCCCTATCTGAGACCTGTCCCAGGGCTCCTCCAGTTTTGGCAGCTTCTCTCATAGCGGTAAGTGCTGCTGGTACTATGTTACCTTTTAATGTTTCTAATTGTGCTTTATAGTTTCTGAAATCGTCTGACCTCATCGAATCTGGTACAGGAAGAGCAGCCGTTCTACCAAAGATACCAGGATTTTTTTCTGCAATTCTAAGCATAGTAGCAATTGCCTCCTTTCCAGTAGTTGCTATTTGGCTCTTAAACGATTCGTTAGTAGACTCACCACTCAAATACTGGGCATAAGTTTTTCCTGTCCCCTCTTTGCCACCAGCTAGTGCCCACTCTTGATAGCTGCTTGGTCCGCTTAAACCAGATGATTGCTTCTCTGCCATAGCATATTGATGCTGTAATGCCATTTTTTCTTTCTCCCATTCTCTAGCAAATATGTCTTCCTGTTTCTTCAATGCCGCCTCATCAGTCGCTTTCTTCTCCTTCAGCCTGGCAAAAACATCATTTAAAGCTGGGTCGTAAATTCCAGCATAAGCGTTTTCAATAGCTTTTAATTCTTGCGGGCTATAAGCAATCCCTGATTGATTGCCAACTTTATATGGGTCAGTGGCTCCAACTGCAATATCATTCCTGGCATTGTTCAAATTCCTTGCTGTACCCTGAAGGTCAGTAACAGATTGATTAGGATTTGTCATAGCATCGCCAGCATATGCGGGTATATCACCGGCAGGCTTGCTAGCAGGAATTTTAGTGGCGACGTAATTTCCATATTCCTCAGCAGTTTGAAAATATTTACCAGTGGCAGGATTTATATATTTTGAACGAGTGGTTGACTGAGCAATTGTTTGTGGGGTCGTTTGGACTGCTGAAGGAGCTACGGTTGCAACAGGATTAGCATTTAAAAAAGAACTTTGTGATGATATTTTTTTACCATTAGCATCATACCCCTTTGAAGGAGTTCCAATAGGATATGACTTTCTTTCAATTTCGTTTATATATGCTCCCTGAAATAAATTTGCCATAGTTTTTATAATTGATTATTATAGCTAGTTGATAATAATTTATTGCCCTTATTAGCAAGATAACCAGCCGCTCTTACATTTGCCGCTGCTTTTCTAGCAACATTTTGCGTTCCTTGGAAGTTGTATTGGCTAGGATTGTAAATGCTTGATAGTCCTCCTTTACTAACCCCGCCAGTTGCTACATTAGGATTATAAACATTTGAACCTAAATTATAATATTGAGAAAGCCCATTGGCTGCATCATTTCCATATTGATATTGATAATTTTGAGCAGTGTTAGCAATATCTCTTCCATAACTGCCTAGCTTAGAAGCCTGCTCTTGTTCATAAGATTTCTGCAATTTTTGTTCTTTCTGGTTCCTAGCAGTTGAAAAAAGCATGCCAGTATCAGCTGCATTTTGGTCTAGAGTAGCTTTATCTGCTTGAAAGTTTTCTCCAGAGGATAATAAATAGTCTTGATAATCAGATGCTTTTTGTGCTAAACCTCTTTCTGCTGTAGCTTTATCATTAGCTTGTTGAGCTTCATAAAATAATTTGTTATCTTCCATTCCCTGTGCTAAAGCATCCTGCTGTTCTTGAAGAGAAAATGGCTGTCCATATTCGTTAACTAAACCACTCAAATCTCCAGTAGTAGCAGCATATTGCAAGGCTTCAGAAGTGTTCCCCTTAGCTATTCTCGCAGCATTTATTGCATTACTTGTAACTCCTGCCTCATATTCTGCATCAGTTAATGGCTGTCCTGGGTCAGTTTTACCGTTAGACGAACTGCCCATGGCTACAGCAATAGACCTAGGACCCCAATATCCTGGACCAGTTGTGTTATCAACATTATTTTTCTCCTGCCATGCCTGGACAGCTGCTTTTGTTTGTTCACCATAATATCCTGTTGCTCCAGCCGGAATAGAATAACCTTGGCTGATAAGCCATTGCTGTAATTGTTTAACTGAATCGCTAGTCGTTCCAGGAGTTAAATTCATACTTGGCGGCAAAGATGCAGGTGAAGAACTGCCACCAATAACATCACCTTGCGTTTTTGGCTGTACGTTATTTCCTTGATATCCTGTCGGTTGTTGCGATTGTGCCGCTAATTTAATATTATTATCCTTAATTTGTTGAGGAGTCATGTATCCTGGCGTTCCATAGTTTTTTGTAATCTCATCAATCGTTGCTTGTGAAACATTAGTTAATTCTTCACCCCACGGTGTAGTCCAGGAGGCAACTGTTGTTGAAGCAGGAATTTGAGAAGATAAAATCTGTTGTGCTGTTATAGGTGTATTTCCTATCTGTGCAAATCTGTCAGGAGTTTTTTTTAACAATTCTTGAAATTTTGCTAACTCAATTTCTTTTAATCCTGAAACTGTTGACTGTGAAGCTGGAACATCTCCTGCAAAGAGCATATAATCAGAAGCCTTGCCTGGCGTATATGCGTCAGGATTGCCTCCATAAAAATAACGAATTGGATTTGTTGCCATATTATTTATTTAGTAAATAGTTAAATAATAACTGAATATCATCATTTGTTAACTGTTTTCCCTGGGCTTTTAATTTCATTTTTTCTAAATCAATTTCCACCTCCACGTCTTTATCAGTTGTTTTGATTGTAATTTTTTCTTTCATATTAGTCTGTGACAACGGTTGTTGATTCCCAGTTGTCAACATAAATTCTAAAATTCCTGTAATATTCGTCTACTAATCCTCCTGTACTGTAAACATAAAGTTGAACCAAATCTCCTGCACTCCAACCCCCAATATCTTCTGAAAAATTAACATAAGCAGCTGAAGTAGTTGTTTGCAGTGTTCCAACCGCTCCTGCGTTCCGATAAACCTGTCCAAAAACAGGGTGACTAGCATTTCCATCTCCTCGAATATCAAATTTAATTCTTAATGTTCCTCCCTTTTTAATTAAAATTTCTTTAACCTTAACCGGTGAAGCGGTTATATTGTGCCCTATAGTATCAGCTGAAACTAGTAATTGGTCTCCTGTTCCCCACTTTACACCTCCTGTCACCGACATATTAGTCCCGTCCCAAGTAATAAACCCTGTTGTTGGGTTTCCTATTGAAAATTTATAAGCCCCTCCAGAATATCCTAAAAAGAATCCTGCCCCTGTATTATAATCTGTCTGTCCGCCACGAATATATCCTGAAGTATTAACAACAAATGAACCTGCAGTTATCACCCCTACAGCTGTAATGTTCAAAGCATTAATAAAACCTGTCGTTACTGTATTTCCTATAATAACAGTCACCTGTCCAGCATCTTGAGCTGTTCCGAGTCCCACGTTTGTTCCAACTATAAGTTGTCCTACAACAATTTTTGAAGCGTTAATTGAATTAGCTAAAATATTATCACCAATAATTTGAGTGGCTTCCGATAAATTATAAGTTGCAGTTGTTGTATCATTCTGGGCTACGGCAATTAAAACTTTTCCTACTCCAACAGCTAAAGATGGATTTGTTGTTACTTGATAGGCAGTTTCAGATACATTCAAATCTAAATAAATATAAGTTTTAGCAGCCATCGTACCGGTATTCCCAGCTGAAATGCTATAAGTTTCTCCGCTAGCAGAAGTAAAAATTCCTGCCCCCCAGTTTACCTGGACATCACTAATAGAAGAAAAAGCACAGGTTTGCCCCCATCCCCAATTGGAAACATCAAGAACTGTGACTGGATACGTCCCTGGTGTCAATTGCCCTCCATTTATAGTCACATTGCTTATATTTATATCTTGAGCCGCACCGCCGGCAGCAACAGGCGGGACAACAGCTGCAATTACATTCGAAGCATCATAAACTGCGTCCTTAGTTTCAATGTCTTGAAGGGGAGTTTTATACAGCCATCGATTTAAAAAAAGTTCTGTTAATTTCATAGCTGTTTTTTTTTACCATAAGTATCAGTTGTCTTATGGCAAGGGATACATAATGTTCGACCGTTATCTATCGCAAATCTTAATTCAGGATATTCAGAAAATCTTTTAATGTGGTCAACATGCAAACGTCCACCTCTCTGCCCACACCAAATACAGGTATAGTTGTCTCTTTCAAAAACTGCTTTTCTCCATAATTTATATTCAAAAGAACTCCTTATCTTATGATTGATTTCTGTTATTCCGCCCTTCCAGTTATGATGTTCTGCACCCATCTTTGCCCATGCTTTAGTAGACTTTCCTTTCATTTTCAAACTCATGTGTTCTCTTTCAGCTGTACTGTGTTTGTGACTTTTTAATGTCCCATTTTTCCATTGTTCTTTCATGAACAAACTCAGTTTCTTTTTTCCCTTTTCGCTGATAACATTTGCTCTCGTTCTTCCTTCCCAATACCCTTTTTGCCCCTTATGGGATAAACTTAATTTCAATCTAGTCGCATCAGACATAGGTGGTCGTTTTCTTTGGGCATCACTTTGTTTCCTACGAGTTTCGTCACTGAGCTTCCATCTCTTTTCTTGAGGTATTTTATAACCAGTACGAGCTTTACTCATTTTCTCTCTGGTCTCTTTGGTTATAATTCGTTTGATTTTCATTTAATTTTCAATTAGAATCCATACCTTTTATCTGGATTGAAAGTAATTCAATCCCATGAAAAATAATTGGTGCTCCTGTAGTATTTCCATGGAGTCGTAATCTTATATTATTAAAATCATCAGTTGACGCATTAGGAAAAAGAGCATCATATTTATCTTTTACTGTATCTATGTCTGACCAAACATTTACTGGAGTTTTTTCAATTTGATATTGTAGTTCCATCCCCGCCCCGTTTTCAGTCATAACCATCATACCGCTAATATTTTTAGATTGAGAGTACATCTCAGTAAATGACCTCCATCGGTCAATTATTTCGTAATAAATCGGTAAAGTAAAATCAGTAGTCCCTGAATCCAATTTACCAACTAATCCAGTAGAAGTGCCGGCTATTTGTTCAATAGTTGTTCCATCATCATAACTGATTAAAGCCGTTATCGTTGTTCCATCAAAATCATAAATTGTCCATACTTGAGTCGAAATAGAATATCTCATCTGGCAATTTTGATATGTCACACCTTCAACCGTTACCGACCCCACTGACCATTTTATTGCATCAAAGCCGTCATAAACTCCAACTATATTTTCATAATTGTCCCTAGAGATTGCTTTGACAAAATCAAGAACCCTGCGAGATATTTCAGTCGGCTGAGAATCATAATTGAACTTATAAAACCCAGAAGAATGATGGAAATAAATTCCATCCTTTGCCTGAACAATAGACTCTTGCGAATAAGTTCCTACGTTATATGCTGGGTATGGGTCTATATTTGATGCACTATAAATCCTAAAAATGTGATTTTGCTTAAAGACCAAAAGAGCTTTAGGGACCCTGAATAGACCAGTAAAAGATTCACCATCCTGGGGAGATATGTTTTGAAAACTAGTAACGCTATAAGTTATAGAATAGGTTTGTGTTCCAACATTAAATTGTACTTGGTCAGAGTAATAAATAGTATCTGCTGTTTTGTTGGCAACCCAAATCCTTCCATCAAATCCTGCATTAACAAAATGCCCTACTGGCATCGTTGTAGCTGGAACAAACCCTGCAGTGGCGGCAAAATTACTTACACCGTCAGAGCACTGGAGAGCATCAGTTCCGTTGACCATATAGATATGATTCAACCATTGAGAATATCTAGCTTTGGTGGAAACGGTTGTGGTCCTTCTAGTAACCCAATTTGCACCATCCCATGCTCGAATAGTTGTGCCAAATTGAGCAAATAATCTATTTACTCCTCCTTGGACGTTAAGGGTCCCGAAAGAAGTAACACTTCCTCCTAAAGTAGTTGCATAAGTGGCAACCCCTGGTCTAGTCTGTATAGCCCCTACCCTATCAAAGTTCATATTTATCGCTAGCTGAACCGAATTTTCTGGAGTAACCGTGTCATTAATCTGGGATGAACGAATAATCCCTTCTGTAGGATAGGGAATCTTAATATTTTTTAATGTCGGCATGGTTTTAATTAATTTCCCTATCCCCGCCCACTGAAAAAAAGAAAAGATGGGCGGGGTAGAGAAACTATCTTACAACCAATATGCTAAGAACTGTATCATTAGATGGGTCGTTAGAGAACGTCACATCAACAGAAGCATTATTAGTAACTGCTGAAGCGATAGAAACATTGTTGCCTCCATTATTTACTAACTGACAAAATACTTTATCAGTATTCAATACGTTAGCAAAAGTTCCTGCTGAAAAATTTTCAGTTGCATTTCCCCCTGTAGTGGTCTGGATTATTTTTACAATAACCCCATCAGGACCGGTATAACCAGTATATCCTGTGTAACCAGTGTAACCAGTATAACCAGTGAAGTTGCCAGGACCAGTGTAACCTGTATATCCAGTATAGCCAGTATAACCAGTATAACCAGTGAAGTTACCAGCACCAGTATAACCAGTATAACCAGTATAACCAGTAAATCCTGTATATCCCGTGTAACCAGTTGCTCCTGTGTATCCGGTATAACCAGTCACTCCTTGTGGACCTGTATAGCCAGTGTAGCCAGTATAACCAGTTGCTCCTGTATATCCAGTTGTCCCTATCGGACCGACAGGACCTGTATATCCTGTAAAACCAGTATAGCCAGTGTATCCAGTGTATCCAGTATATCCAGTATAGCCAGTGTATCCGGTGTATCCTGTCGCACCAGTTGCAGAAGTTGCTCCTACTGGACCGGTGTATCCTGTGGGACCAGTCATTCCGACTACTCCGCTCGCACCTGTGTAACCAGTATAGCCTGTATAGCCTGTAAAACCAGTATATCCCGTAGGACCGGTATAACCAGTATATCCAGTTGAACCGGCCGCACCTGCTCCAATAGCTGTCCATGCTGGGACTGCTACCGTGCCTGTTTGCTGGTAAACTGCTGTACCATTTAAATCTTGAAGTATGCATTCAAGAGAAAAAAGGTCTGCGTACGTTGCACCTGCTGGAGGTGTCCCGATTACTGTTCCGAAAGTAATCAACCTTTGCGTCCTTGACCCCGTACAAGTCGGTTCTTGCTGTTGAATATCAACAGTAGAAATTAACGGATTAATATATGCCATAATATTTTATCTGTTTAATTTGTTATAATCGTAGTATCCTGTCCAGTATAAAGATTATTAAAGAGGGCTAAAACTAAATCTTCAAATTTCTTTAAATCTGGGTCGTTATTGCCTAAAAGAATATCTTTACGATATTTGATTGCATAACGAAGATACCATTTATAGATTTCTCTGTAATGCTCTTCGAGCACTTGAGACAAATCTTCAACAACGGTCATTTTTTGGTAGTAATCAATGTAGAGGTTGTAACCCTGCATTGAATCTGGGATGATTCTATCGAAAACCAACTTATCAGAATAAACAGTATAATAGATAGGCTGCGAAATTGTGGGTCTCGACCAGACCCTAGTTCCCGATGGAATCGCTCTTGTTATTCCAGTTACTCCAAGTAACTGATTCGTTGTTAAATCAACACTTGTGTAGGCAATCTGCATAATCGTTTGAGTGAATCCTGTAGTAGCAACATACGCTACACCCGAAGCTGAATCAGGAAAATCTCCTACACTATCAAGTGTTATTGAAGCTGCACCCACTAGAACGTCCGCCTGTGTAGTCCCACCCATAACCGAAAATGCGATTTGGTTCCAACTTCGTTTGTCAATATATTTCAAATTAAAAGGTGTCAATACATTGCCAATCATAAATCTCGCAGCTAAAACCGAACGGTCAGTTTCGTTGTAGTCAATATCTGTTGGCAAAGCGACTGAATTCGTTCCTGCTAACATCTTAATCGGATATTCAAAAACCTGTTGCCATGCATGCCTAATACCATAAAGCTTAGCTTCTGTATATTTTCTAGCATCATCTACAGCTGAAAGGCAAAATTCAATTGTTATCTTAGGGTCATTTTCTGAAACCCCCATGGCTTTCAACACTGGGAAAATGATATTCGCTACAGAATTAAATGGATAAGAAGTAACACTGATAGGGTCTGATGCATCAGACAATAATCCAGTTAAAGAATTCTTCCATTGAATCTTATAATAATCAGTTGTTAATCCAGTCGTGTCATAAATTATTGTATTTTGCTGAGTTGTGAAAAATGTCTGAGTAGCAAAAACAGCATATGCTCCATCTATCGTGGCACATTTTGAAACTACAATCTGGTCATATTTAATCTCACTGACTGCATCTCCACGATTATGAGCTATTAAAGTCGCCAAAGTAACGAAAGAGAATGTAGTGTGAGAGGTAGATGTGACAATTTCAGCGTTCTCGTTACCGATAGAAGATAATAACAACAAGATAGAGCCAGCTGTAAAATCCGTAGAATTGTCAACTGGTACAGCTAAAACACCTGAGGCGATATTACTGCTCATATAAGTAGTAGTTTTGACATCTAACTGGTTTGGAATAGAGATTGTATTACCTATATTGTGTTTTATTACTATTTCAGGTGTCATATTTTTTGTATATTACACATTAATTATATATCTTCACCAAATAAAATCAATTTATAGTTCAGCTAACTTTTTTGTTAATAGGGCTCGGTCCTCATTAACATGCGACCAAGCAACTTCATACGTCTTATCCATTTCAGCTCCAGTTGAAAAATGATAGTGTTTTATAACAGCTTTATCAGCCCTAACAAAAATTCCTAATTTATCCATTTTGGCAGCCAGAAGATTATCGCATCCAACATGATAAAATTCAGTGTCAAAAACTTCCCCTATTTTTTCGATAATATCTTTTCTTATAATAAAATGTTCATTTCTATTCCCTCCATCTGCCAACAATTCTCCAGTGTTAAATGCTACATATCCACCTGCTCCAACTTTTAAAGCTTCTCTTATTGAATCTGGAGTAAATTCAGTATCATCAGATGCAAAGACAATCCATTCTCCGGTAGATTTTTCTATTCCTTGCTTCAATAATTTAGGAACTCCAACTCTATCTTCAAAATTATCTTTCTCAATTATTATTTCAATTTTATCCTTTGGATAATTAAGATTTTTTATTGAATCTAAACATCGTTTTAATCCTTTCTCTCTATCCAACGTAGGAATTATAAAAGAAACTTTAGGAACATATCCGTCTAAATAATTATAAGCCCAAATCGCTGGGAATATTTTTCCATCTTCATGATGAAAGTCTGACAATAATTCAGTCATTAATCCAAGATTTTTAAAATCTTCCTCAGTCCAAAAAGATATATGGTCTTGGCTTTTGACACCAAAACTGTTGTGTCTTGGTTCTTCTTCAAGAGGACCGAACACTAATAATTTGACTCCAGCGGCTTGAATCTCATTTACAATCCTTATAGATTCTTCTTTTTCTATATGTTCTAAAACATCAAAAAACATAACTAAATCATAATCTTTCCAATTATATTTAGCTTTACCATCCTTAAGTTCAAATTCCACTTTTTCTGCCATCCAATCCATTTTTTCAGCATCATCTAAATAAGGTTGATAAACATCAACCATTTTTAAATACTTAAATTTTATGTTACGCAACTGTTTAGCAAGAGCTGACCAACAATCACCAACCCCAATATTCAAAACTCTCATCTTAGTTATATCTTTCATCGGAAGTTTCAATCGTAAATCAATATTTTCCCTGGTCCACGATAGCTCTGGATGTTTGCTTCTTTTCCCCCATTCACGTTCTTTATATATTTTATTAAATGTTTCCTTATCCTTTTCAGTAATTTCATTAACTGCTTTTCTGTCTATAGATTGAGACACAAAATGATGAATATATGATTCTTTTACTTCTATCACCTGCCTTCCAAAATCATAAATAACACTTTCATAAATATAATTATCTCCGCACCATAATCTTAATCTATCATCTATCGGTCCAACTTTTAACCAATTTTTTCTTTCCATCATAAAACAAGAACCTAAAAACGCTAACCCAGTTTTATTGCCATCCATATTAGATTTTCTATCTTTTCCTGCAGGGAAATCTAATGGTACTTTTAATCCTGGAGTGTGATATGGAGAAGCCACCCATGTATTATTATCTAAAGCATTAATAAGCGATATGTCCCAATTAGGTGAAAATAATAAATCATTATTACACCAGCAAATATAATCATATTTAGCCAATGATGCTCCATAGTTCCATGCATCTGTGACCATAGAACCCTTGTTAAGATAATATTTAACAAATGGAAAACTAGCAGTCCACTTCTCTTCTGAATGGTCATCAATAAGAATAATTTCACCCAAATTAGGAGTATTAGCAATCAAACTTCTAATACAATCTTCTGTCATTTTCACCTTATTTTTGAATGGCATTACTATCGAAATCTTGTTTTTCTCTAAGATTGCCGGCTTATAAAAATTTGCATCTGAAAGATATTTAGGATTAGTTGGACAAAAAGATAAAGCTTTTTCCCAATGTTCTTTGCTTTTTTCTTTATTCCCAATCCACCAATAAGAAATATATAACAATTCATGAGGGACATGTTCATAATATGGTTGATAATTGGAATAAAACGGAAGTTGAGTCAACGTCAAAGCAGCCTCACAATAAGCAATAGTCTGCGGATACATCTGCTTAAAATAATAATACTCTGCTATCCTCATTAAGGGTTCACGCCTGACTTCTTTATCGATTGATTTTGTATACCATAAAAACATTTTATCAATATCTCCTAAGGATTTATAGCAATCCCCAATATAAAGCATTGATTGAGATGCTTCTGTACTCCACCCCCCCATTGAGATATGATTTTTAAACTCCTTGATAGCAGATTCAAACCTCTCTTGATACATCATCTCTCGTGCAAAATAATGAGAATTACGGTCATTGCCAGGATTATTATAACAATCCACAGCAAGACCCTTAAGATATCCGCCCCTATTAGTTTTTTCGTTTTGATAGTGTTCTAATTTAATAATATTTTCTCCTAAATATATTCTTTTAGCATCTCCTTGTAAAACTTCATGAATTACCCCGACCCATTTTAATTTCTTTCTATTATAAAACTTACAATGCCTAAATTTAATAATTGGATTCCCTAAACCATCATGAGAAAAAACAAACTCATATTCTAACTGTTCAGAACCATTTTTTATAGTTTCATTTAATTTATCAATATCAAATTTTGTAAATATTTCATCACAATCTGGAGTAGCTATCATATCGTTCTCAGCAAAATCAGCAATATAATTTCTAGCTGATGCAAAATCAAAAAGAGACTCCCCTGCATTTACGACTGGAGCCTCATTATTTACTACAAATTTATTATTTATTTTACTCGCTAATTTTTTATCTATATTTACTTTAAATTTATCTCCAACTGCCTCTACTTTACACCCTAAACCTTTGGCAACTTCAATTGTATTATCATTCGACCCAGTATCTAACACCCAAATATCTCCACCTCGTTCCTTAAATTCCTTTAGAGAACAAATCATTCTCGGTAAAGTTAACGCTTCATTTTTTGCAATTAACACTACACTGAAAAGCGGTTTAGTCATCATTTGTTTTTTCTTTTAGTTCTTTTTCCTGTTTTTTAGCTTCTAACTCAAGGGTCTTTTTATCCCCGTTTCTTAAAATCTTAATAAGATTTGTATGCTCTTTTATAAAATCATCTCTAGACATAGAAATCATATCATCAACTTTATTCTCTTTTTCTTTTTCTACTTCCTTATATACTTCTTTTATTCTTACCATAAATTTTTATTCTATAATAGGCAGGACAATATTTGTCATAAATATTGTCCTGCCCAAATAGTTATGGATTAAGCAAACATTTTTGCAACTGTTGAGAATTTATAGCATTTGCCCAACATACATTGCGATTATTCCAAACCTGTGTTGCCGCATCTCGGCTTAAAATCCATAAGAAAGAAACCATTACAATGATTAAAATTACTTTTACAAAAGTATTCAAGTTATAAATTACTCGATTCTGGGACATTGCTTCCTAATTTTTCCGACACTCTATCCACCGTTTTAACAGTTATAAAGCCAGCAGTAATAGTTGCTATTAGAACCATCTCTGGTTCTCCTATCCAGCCATTTGTTTTAAGATATAAAGATATAGCTCCGATTACTAACGCCCAAAAACGAGTAGAAGAAATAAATAATAATTTATCTGGTAATTTCATTATCTTATGCCGATTGTTCCTATGCCTCCTAAAAGCCCGATAGCTTGTAGAATCCAAAGACAAACGACAACAATTACTACTATCTGAATTATCTTACGAATTGTAGCATCCATTGGAATTAAATTTACAATGTATAATGCTACCCCGACTAAAACTAACGCTATTACAATACTAATTAAATCAATCATTTTATTATTATTTAATATTAATTTTTATCTGGCGTGTCCCATTTGCCCATAATAACTCGACCATAAAACATACCACAGGCAAATGAAACTACTCCTATCAAAATTCTTAATAATATTTCGTCTGTCATCTTACGGATTTCAGAAAATATCTTTTATTATTTATTATAGGATTTTGTGCTGTGATTTTTGTATATGCTCCGCCTTCATCAGCGTCCCATAAATAAGCATTTCCAGCATTATCCACAATCACATTAGCATAATGTGCATAAGCGAATTGTCCATCTCCTACTCTATAAACATCACAATAAATCGGTCTAATGGTGTTTATTTCAAATAACATAGCTACCATAGAAGTGATAAACATAGCTCGCTTATCACAGTCTCTTTTTTCAGCAACCCAATAAAACTCTTTTGTAAGAGGATTAAGACTTTCTATTATTTTTAGCCAGTTATCAAAAGACACAAAGTAATACTTCTCGTCTAATTGGCTCACTGGCAATCCCAATAACGGTTTGCAAAATTGGGCGAACGTCCCCTCTGTGCCAGCAAGTTCATTGATAGACTCGTTCATCTGAGTTATCCCTCCGCTAATTAACAGTTGACCCATTTTTCTTCTAATATTGTTTATTTGTATTGTATTATCCATATCTTTTATTTAATAATAAATGGGCAGTGCCAAAGCCCTTTATGTTTCTGTGTGATTTTTTGACTGTGGCACTGCCGTTGTGTTAGGAGGTTTTTCTCCAGTTTTCAGCCATCCTGTCTGAAAGTCCCCTGGGTAGCATCTCCACCGTAATCTTTACGGTTTCATGGTTGATTACTCCTTCTTCAAGAGTCTTTCTGATGATTGAGGAAAACTCCTCAAAATCTTCTGCCTCCTTTAGAAGGACGAACCACGACTTTGTCCGTTCTGTTGTTGCCATTCTTACCTCCATTCATTCCGTCCAGGTCAACCATAAGGTCAAGATGGACACAGCCAAGTCCTCGGTTTTGGTGCTTGCAATAGTTCGCTGCTTTTGCATCGGCAATGAAGATATTGTCCCGGCGACAGATTGCTCGTAGCATTGGAACCCTCCTTTGAAAAGAACTACCAAATATTCGTTGTTATAAATTTAATTGATACTGCTATGATTATCGGGACTAATACTATGTTCATTATTATTAATGCTCCTGTTATTAAATATCTCCACTTCACTAAATCAGCGACTGTTCCATTAGTTTTTGTTGTTTGTGCAAGAATTGTTGCGTGTTCTTTGGCATTTTCCTCACGCAAATTCGCAATTCTTTCAATGATAACTTCTAAGTTTGATGATGCTTGTTCTTTTATATTTGTTTCAACCATATTAAAAATTATATTATATTAAGTATTAAAATGTGTTGGAAATGGTCCTACCTCATTTGGAACTGAAGTATAAGTAGCATAAATAGAGGTTTTATAAGTAGAATTAGTTATCCAAGAATCATACGGGTCTGTCGGAGTGGCATAATTATTTACATCTCCACAAGAATCTGCATCCCCTGTTTCATACATTATGGCGAAATTGCTTGAACCAGAATCACAAATTACACATAAATAATAAACTGTACCAGCGGCAACAGTTGGTGGAGTTGAAAATACAAGGTCTGTCCACCCTACTGAAGAAGGTATTGCAGTTTCTTGACTAATACCATTTTCTATAATATATCCGTCTTCATCAACAATTATTCCTTTAACTTTTAATGTTCCAGAATAATCTTCATAAGCATAAACACTAAGTTTGCTAATAGTACCAGCAGCACCAGAGGTTGCTTTAATTCCTTGGAGATAATTTGCTGACCTCCAAAAAGTTTGTGTTCCTTCACTTGTGTTTCCAAAAGTTGCCATAATTTTAACCTACCATCATTAATTGACCATAACCACTAATCGTTATTTCAAGATATGGGTCTTTTGTACCAGAAGTATCCTCAGAAGTGGAAATTGCAACACCGTCATTATAAAGACCAACATCTTGGTCTGATATATCATGTCCTTCTCTCATGCCAAACATACTTGTACCATTTATATCTATCCATCCTATACCAGTAGAATTTAAAGTCCAAATTTTATAAGCAAGAGCTGAAATATTTCCTAAATCAATAGAAATAGCACCAAGAGTAGGATTGTTTACCGAACCACATAAATCAAAATCAGCAGTGGTAAGTTGAGTTGTGTCTGGTTGAGAGGTTTGGACTATATTAAGATAATCATATCCATCATTATTAGTATCAGATACTGAAGTTATATATAAATTAATCGTAGCAGAAACAATAGTTCCAGATATTCCATTTGTATTAATAGGAATAAATATTCTACTTATTTTACGAACTTGTTGATTTGCCGACCTTGCTTGCATCGTTATTGCTGTATAATCCACCAATGTACCAGTTAAAAGGTCATGTGCAGTGTTCCAATCTGGGTCGGCTCCCTGAACATATCCATCTCCTGCCCCCGAATAATAACTTGTGGGGTGGTCGGTGTAGAGAGGATAAACCACCTTGTCTAAAATCTCTTTACTGATTGTTTTACGAAGATATGTTTTTCCATCTTTAATATATAATTCAATATTAACAGGTTGAATTAAATCTTCACTATCCCATAAAATAGCATTTCTAAAATAAGAATATTTCCCATCTTTTCCTATTTTTATTGTTTTGGAAGTAAAATCATTTGAAGATATTTTATTCCATTCAATATTTAATTTGTCACTTATCTCACTTCCCTGTGGCAATTCTAATTCAAAATCAAAGATAAGGTCTTTAGAAACATCAAGAGGCTTATTATTTATACAAATAACTTTTTTTAACCCAGCCCAATAAGAATAAACCTTCAAGTCAACTCCTTTTCCAAATGATTCTTTATATAAAACATAATTTCCTTCCTTATCTTCAAAATATTCTCCCTTGATATGAAATGCAATGGGTTTAGCTTTTATAACATGTTTTGTTCCCTCATAAGCATTATAAAACTCAAACCAATCATCAACATATTCAGGAATACTAGGATAATAAGAAGCTTTATTATGTTTCCATTTTTTTTCTATATCATTAAAAACAAGGCGTGAATCTATATCTTGAAAAAAATCATTATTATCCTTGTAGTGTTTATGAGAAGCAAAACAACGATAAAGCATATTACCGCCATCTAAATTAAAAACTTTTTTATTATAGTCACGTTGAGATAATATTTCTCTAATCATAACTAAAAGTTAAATCAAAACTCATATGCTTAATCGCTGCATCAGGAGTAGTGTCAAAACTAATATAAATACATTTTCCTGATGCTACTGAACCAGCAGTTATTGAACTATCACTTCTTACTCCATTAGTAGTATCAAAATCATTAATCAATGTAGCATTACCCAATCCTATTACAGCATCAGCCCATTTAATATCCCCCGTTGGTTCAGTTGTTGGGTCTGCATCACAAGATACTTCTAAATTAGTAATTGTTATGGCTGCATCAGTTTTTACCCAAATAGGTATAGTAGCTGATTTACCATAAGCTGTAGCTGGGTCAATAAGAGTAAATCTTAAATGTTGGGATACGCTAGGACCTGTATATCCTGTATATCCGGTATAACCAGTATATCCGGTATATCCTGTATAGCCGGTGTATCCTGTAAAATTACCAGGACCTGTATAACCAGTGTAACCTGTATCACCTGCAGGGCCAGTATAACCTGTGTAACCGGTGTATCCTGTAAAATTACCAGGACCTGTGTAACCTGTGTATCCAGTATAACCTGTATCACCCGCACCTGCAGGACCAGTATATCCTGTGTA